AGTAAGTGCATCAAGAATAGTTGATTTGCCTGCACCATTTTCACCAACAATAAGAGTTGTTTTATTTTTATTTAAAGGAATAGTTGTAAATACATTTCCCGTTGAGAGAAAATTCTTCCATTTAACATAACTAAAATTTATCATTCAATCTCTAGTGCCTCGTGATATAAATCAACTATAGCTTTTTCTAATTTTTGTTTATCTATGTCTTTTGTTTCTGATTTTTGAATATATTTTTTAAATATATCTATAGTTGATTCTGTGTCATCAACTTCATCTAAAATATCTTGGTATTCAAAAAAATCTTCTACAACCTGATAATCTACGGGTGAATATGATTCAACTTCACTAATAAATTTATCAAAATCATAAGTATCTGTTTTGTTTTTAACAACAATTCTTAGAATTTTATCTTTACAATCTTCTTCAGAAACGGAAGTATTACCATCATAATAAATTTTATTATACATTGTATATGGGTTTTTTATAAATTCTAATTCTTTTGTTGATGTATCAAAAATATGGAAACCTTTTGGATCATTATAATCTACCCAAGTAAACTCAGCATGACTTCCAAGATAATATACATTTTTACTTTGTGATCTGTGATGATAATGTCCACTCATTACCATATCAAATTTACTATAAGTTTCTGGACTATCACCATCAGATAACATAGAACCCTTGAATAAATGGAACCCTGAAAGTTCTAAATGTCCCATACATATCTGTGCTTTTGTATCACGAACCATTTTATTTGTCAAGTCTTTATTTTGCTCACATATCCAAGGTAACATAAGTATTTTAGTATTATCAATTTCTATTTCTGTAGGTTGATAGTAAATATTAAAATTACTATATCTACCATCAATTATCTCTTCTATAGCATTGATTTCATTTGTATTTTTATAATAGACATCGTGATTGCCTAGAATAATATGTGTTTCAATATCATTTATTAAGAGAGGATCTAAAAAATCCTCTCTTAATCTTTTTGCTGTTGAAAAGTTAATATATTTTCTTCTGTCAACAATGTCACCTAAATGAAGAAGTTTAGTAATATTATTTTCTTTTAAATAAGGAAAAAATAAATTATGAAAAAACTTTTCATTGTTATTATGAAATTGTTGAGAATCATTTCTAACACCAAAATGTGTATCAGTTATTAAAGCAACTTTCATTTTTTCTTTCTGTTATATTTAACCAACACTGTTTCACAATATTCTTTAATTGTTTCTAATCTTTGTGCGTGATAATCTTTGTCAAATTGTTTCACTATTGGACTATTGATTTTTTCAGCAATGTCCTTAATCGCAACAGGAATTAAGTGTTCATTTTTCATTTTTATTCTCCTGAAACTTTTCTATACCTTTTAGTTTAGCAGATATTTTTGATTTTGTCAATGTCTTTTCATAAGAATTGACTATTTGATGTGATACATCATCGGATTTGATATAATTAACATCTGTATCCTCCATAATAACATCAAACATAGAATTCAAATAGTTTTTATGTTTTACTGCTGTTTGTTTCTTTTCCTTATCAATACGACGAAGAAATGCATTCCAAGCTATTTGTGTAAAATATGCAAACGGATTGTTTGTTTTATCTGGATCAAAATTATTAACTGCTGCTACACAATCACAGATTGCATCAGATACCATATCTTGCTTATAAGTATAGCCTGAAAAGTTAGGTTTTCTTGATAGATTATTACAAATTAAAAGAATAGCTTCTCCAATGTAATTTGATATTTGTGTGTCCTCGTTAACTTTAATTTTCTCTTTATGTTCTTTCATTGAAACATAAAGATCTTTGTTGTTAACATAATTTTTTTTCTTACTCATAATGCATTTTCTCCTTGACAAGATTTTCAAAGGGTGTATAATAAATCTGTGATTTGAATGATACTATATATTAATATTGATGTTATATACTTTATATTTAAACTTCTCTTCATTGTATGTCTTTATTCGTTCTATATAGTGAAGTAGAGTATAGTTCTTCTTAGACTTCCAAGATAAGTTATCAGCTATATCATATAACACTGCTTGATCTTTACTATCTGATTTCCTTAATCCTCTACCTATAGATTGAAGATTTCTAATCTTAGATTTAGAAGGACTAGAAAAGATAATGTTATGAAGATTACGTATATTTATACCAGTAGAGAATGTTCCAAACGAAGCAACAATAATAGAATTATTACTTTTATCTACAACATTTCTAATATGTTCTCTTTCTTTAGAATCAATCCCACCGTGAACAAAATATATTTCTCTACTAGGATCTTTTTCTTTAATAAGATTATATAACATCTTACCGTGTTTGTCAACGTATTGAAACAATAACAAAGTATTACCTTCTAAAGATAAGGTTAAGTTTCTAATAAAGTTATTTCTAGCTTGATTCTCTACAAGATAATTTATTTCTTCTTGATATGAAAACTTAGAAACGTTCTTTTTAATCTCATCAGGATAATTTAAAACGATAGATTTAATTAAAAGATTTGATAATACATTATCTTCCATAAGTTTAGAAGTAGATGTTACTTGTTTAACAGCACCAAACAATGCTTCTAACATTAGTTTATGTGTGTTGGTTCCGTCAAGAGTTCCAGTAAATCCAAATCTATACTTACAGTTTTCAAGATTAGTCATTATTGTTGTTAATGATTTAGCTTTAAACAGATGTGCTTCATCACCAATCACAATATCAAATTGATCAAACCATTTTTTAGGTTGTTTGTATATTGATTGCCAAGTTGAAATAAAATACTTAGCATCAGATACTTTATCTTGTCCTTGGAATATTCTATGTATATCATCTTGGTTTTCTAAACCATAACTAATGAAATCTGAACCAAGCTGATGAATAAGTGAAGTATTAGGAACTATTATAAGTGTCTTCTTGTTATAAAAACGAGCAAGAAGATATATAATAAATGATTTACCACTTCCTGTAGGGGATAGCATAAGCTTTCTGTTCTTACGAACACAGGATATAAATGCATCAAGCTGATAATCTCTTGGTTCAAACGAAGTATTTAATGTAGAGATAAAATCTTTTGCTTCTTTTACAGAAAATTCATTGTCATTAAAATTTGAAATGTATTCAATTTTATATCCTCTAGATTTACAAAAATCTTCAAGGTGTTCGTTTAATCCCCCATACAAAAGACAAGTAAGAGGATTATACAAATAGATATTACCATCCCACATTTTATTTTTGTAGGCTGGAATGAACTGATAATTTGGAACTTTAAATGTGAAGTGGTCTTTTATTTCATAACCAATTCCTGGTTCACAATATATCTTATTGTAAACCTCATTTACTTTTTCAACTTTTATTGTTTCCATTATGAACCTGAAGTAAATTTAATCCAGTCTATAGCAGATTTAATATTATAACCTCTTGTATTTAGAGACTTTAATATTGACTCTAGAAGCTCTACTTTTTCTTGCTGGTATCCAATTTTTAATGATTGATTAATTATATCTTTATCTGCTTCCATATACATTGGTATATCAGATTTTATTATTACACCTTTGGCTGGAAGCTCCCATCCTTTATCAATAGTTTCTTCGTTGTGTCCTTGTGTATAAAATTCATACTTTTCTAATTTTAATTTCTTATACTCGGACTCATATTTTTTACAAAGAAGTTTTTCTAAACAAATCGAGTCTGATTCTTCACCAGTTGCATTAGAGGGAATACCGAAATATGCCGATGATATTTTCGTGAATCCTGTCGCGGATAAAAACTATTTTATTGTATCTTTTGACGATGATGGCGATGAACAATATCAACTCTATCGATATGATTTAAAAGATAAATCTTTAGAACAAATTACAGATGGAGAAGGGAATTGTATCGGGGCTTTTTTCAATTCTCAAGGAGATAAATTTTTATATGCTAATAACAAACGAAAAAGTAAATATTTTGACTTTTATTTAATAAATCCTGAAAATCCCGATTCAAACAAGATGATTTTTACCAGTAATAAAATCGCACAATTTCCACTTGCATTTTCTCCAGTATCAGAAAATATTCTGTTGGTTAAAGACTTTAGAGAATGGACAGCTAAACGCTTGTATATTCTTGAAATCCTTACAGGAGAAATCACGCTTCTTGAACCTGATACTACACAAAGGATTAATCATGGGACAGATTATTTCGGAGCAGGTTCACCTGCAGTCTGGAGCCAGGACGGAAAATATATATATTATCTGAGCGACAAAAATTCAGAGTTTCAGCAGCTCTATCGGTATGATGTCTATTATAAGACAGATAAATTGATAGTTGCCCACATTAAGGGAGATATTATTGATCTTAACACTACTCCAGTTAGCAATATAATCATTTTCAG